CAACAAGAGGAAGAGGAAGAGGAAGAGGAAGAGGAAGAGGAAGAGGAAGAGGAAGAGGAAGAGGAAGAGGAAGTGTTTGAAATTGAAATTGACGACATTACATATTATTGTGATGGTGAAGAAAACGGTAAAATATATAAAGACGATAATGGTGATGTCGGAGAACAAGTTGGAGAATTAAATGATGGAGAAGCAACATTTTTCTAAATTTTTTATACAAGTATAATATAAATGATAGATAATCTATGCCCCCCTGCTATATTATATATGGGATTTTCATTGACACAAATAATAATTGATACATTCAAGGGATTCTACAACACTGCATTTTTCAAATCAATTGTAATGATTATTTTTACATTACTTTTAAATATTTTATGTAAACGAGGATTAGGTATAATATCTTGGTTAATTGTATTTATTCCTTTTATTTTAATGACATATATAACTGCTGTTTTAATGTTTGTATTTGGATTAAATGCAAATGAAAGTGATGTAGATTACGATGTGAAATATCCAGATGATTATCCAGATGAATTATTGATTGTAAGAAATCCCAAAGTGGTTGTATCAGATAATGACACAAATGATGAATACGATCCGAATGATTTTACAAGTGGTACGCCAGAAGATATAAACAATTATAATTAATGAAATAATTTAAAAGTATTCAGTTTAAATTATTATATATGGATATATTTGTAGAATTTATAAATATCGTCAAAATATTTGGAAGTATATTGTACCTTTTATATGAAAATATAGTAGGAGGATTTATTCATATTGTATTATGCAATCAAGAAATGGATATTGTAGTTAAATGTAAAAGAATGGTTATAGAATCAATCGATAATATGATTATTGATATCGGAGTAAATATTACATGGAAGATGTTGGAAGTGTTAGGAACGATTAAAAAGTTTTATACTAAAACCTTAATACCAGCATTTCATAATACAACGAATGATTATTTTAGACATACCATCATTTTGATAAAAAATGGTAAGGAAATTATGTCTGTTAAAAACATTGAAGTGTTTGAAACATTAAATATAGATAAAAAGGATTATGATGTGATTTTTTTCACAGATTATAGCTTAAATGATTCAAAAAGGAATTATACCTTAATAGTAGATAATATATCTGATATAAAAAAATCCAATATTTTGTTATCAAATAAAACAAATGTAAGTTTTATTATTTTTCAATTATTACAAGATGGAAAAAAATATGATATAAATTTAAAAGAACCTAAGAATTTTTTAATTAAAAATAATACACTTAGACAACCTTTTTTTAAATGGTACATGAATAAGATTTATAATGTTGAATTATCCGATAATTTTAGCGTGAACTATATGGCTCAAGATATGAGTGTTGGTAATATGCAATATCCTTTTTTTATAAAATTTAATGAATCGAGTGTTACGTCCTTTTCATCGGGAAAATCAAAACCAATACATGAACAATCAAATGAACAATCAAATGAACAATCAAATGAACAATCAAATGAACAATCAAATGAACAATCAAATGAACAATCAAATGAACAATCAAATGAACAATCAAATGAACAATCAAATGAACAATCAAATGAAGAAATAATTAATAATATAGATTATGATGATATAAATTTATATATGGAATCATTGGTTAAAAATAACATTATTGATATTGTGAATTGTGAACGATTAAAATCGCATTTAGAATAAATATATTTAACAATACATTAAATAATATAAAAAAAAATTGACAGTTAATATTATATATGGAGGAATCCCATAGTACAGTTGATTCCAATATGCAACAGCATCCACTTTCTGATGAATGGTCTCTATGGGCACATTTACCACATGACACTGATTGGTCTTTAAATAGTTACAAAAATATTTATCACTTTAAGACAGTAGAAGAAGTGGTGGCAATAAATAATACACTACCTCAAAGACTTATAAAGAATTGTATGTTGTTCATAATGCGTAAAGGAATAACTCCTCTATGGGAGGATCCCAAAAACCGTTCAGGTGGGTGTTTTTCGTATAAAGTAAATAATAAAATTGTACATGAATGCTGGAAAACACTTACATATAATTTATTAGGCGAGACATTATCTAGTAATACCAAACTGCGTGAGCATATCAATGGAATTACTATTTCTCCCAAAAAAAACTTCTGTATAATAAAAATTTGGTTAGGTAGTTGTGATTATCAGGATGCATCACAGATAAACTGTGAAAGTGGAATAGATGCACATGGTTGTTTGTTTAAAAAACATTCTCCTGAATATTAATATTGAATAAAAAAAATAAATATAATAAAATTTATATTTATTTTTTATAGATATTCGTCTATATGGTTATAGATGTTGACTAAATAATTTCTATTATATTAATTATTACTTGGTAAAGGACTAAGACATAATTTAATTGTTCCTAGACTGGCAACATAATATTTAACTACTAATGGTAAATCGTTTTCTAGATACATCTCAATTTGACTACATAAATTAGTACATTTAATAAAATATCCTAGATTTTTCAATGAAAATTCTCCTTGAATAATTTTACTTGAATCTTGTTTTTCAATGAACTCCATCCCACCTGAGGATTCTTCTCTCTTAACTTCTGCCGTAGCAAACTGACCAGAGCATTTAAATATAAGTTCATTACCAACCGATTTAATTTCAAGACGGTCAGAAATACATGATAAATCCCGAATAATCTTTTGAAAATCAGAAGAAGGTAGATTAATAACAGATGAGAAATGAACATCTGGTTCTTCAAATTCATCTGTATCAGGCTCGATTAATCGTAGCTTTTGTATTTTACATTGTTTAATATCACCATTTTCAAATTTCAATCCTAAAAATGATACAATACCATCGTAATAGTCGTTGTTTTCGATATAAATAGTTAAGGTGTCGTCATTATCGATAGAATTTATTAATTTGAATAAATGAAACATGTTTACACCCACTACAATTTTGTCCTCTTTACATTCATAATGTTCAAAATTTTCAGCAGCAAGAAATAGATGTGCCAACATTGTATGTGACTTGTCCATATTAATTATACGAATACCATCTTTTTTAAAAGTAATATTTGTCTCTAATAAAATATCCTTTAGAGCCGTCATAAGGGTTCTAAATGGGGCAATCTGTACAGTTTTGATAGTCAATACATTATTTGAATCCGACATTTTCTATAATGTATTTTTACGCGGAAAATCTTTAAATACTTATGCGTTTATATTTTAAAATATATAAGTATAATGAACTGTGTATCTTTTAATCAAAAATTTTATATGCAGAAATACCCATACCCATAAATATAATAACCATTCCAATGTAGTCATCTATAGTTGTAGGTACTTTAAGCCAATATTTATTTGTCACTAATTGTCCAATAAAATCAAATACATATGATGATAATGATAATTGAGGAGCAGTTAAAAATAGATTACCCATTCTATTTGCGGGAATTACAAACATCCATTCCAGTGTTGCCCATAATTCAGCCCACTTGACCTTTGTTAGAAATGATGCGTTTTCCATTTCTGGCGTTGTTTGATGAAATAAAGCTAAATCCATTAGTAACACAATAAATATATTTAAAATCAGCCATATTATAAACCGATTTGTAGTAAATTTTGTTTTCATTATGTAATATATATGGATAAAATATTATTATATATTCAGTTTTTAGCGTCATTTATTGTAGCACAGTCTTTTTCGATGTGGGGTCAGTTTTATACTTTAAAATACCCGAATTTATCCATGTTCAAAGCATTTTTAATGGCTATACCATTTGCTTGGCTAGATTGGTTTTTTATGACAATTGCAGTAGGTTTAGGACATAAACATAAATTAGTCACTGAGACCCAGGATACATTCTTATTGATAATTACACAGTTTACTGTTATATTGTTGATTAATTATTTTTTCTTGAAACAGAAGTTATCCAAGAGTGACATTATTGCATTTTTTGTAATATTAGTTGCCTTTGCAATTAGCTTCTTAAATTTAGCAAGTAATATCATGGGTATTCCTATACCGAAAAAGGTTGAGGAAGAAGAAGAACAAAATGCCCCAGGTGAAGAAGATGTTATTAATGCTTAAATCTGATAAATTATTATGATTATTAGTAAATGAAATATGAATGAAATATGAATGAAATATGAATGAAATATGAATGAAATATGAATGAAACCTAATATAATTTATTATACCAATAATAAATTATATTTATATTTATATAAATGAAGATAAAGAATGGATTTAAATTCAAAAAAAACGGGTGGAATTATATACATACAAAAGGTAATCCAAGTGAGCGTGGATATGCACATGGTTCTTTATTAAAGGATGAAATAAAGGAATGTTTAAAAGTAATGGCATGGAATTTATATGATTCTCATGGATTTGAAATAGATTTCTTCAAGGATGTTAGTAATTTTGTTTTTAAGCAACCGATTCAAGAGAAATTTCCAGAATTTTTTGATGAATTGACTGGAATAGCAAAAGGCGCAAATGTTGATGTAGATGAATTAATTTTATGGAATAATATTGCTTCTTTAGGATATGCTCTCCCTAAAATAAAGCATTATCTTAACGAAATGCCAGAACTGAAGGAAAAATATGGTCATTTAATAGAAGCGTTACCAGAAACGGGTGCATTAGAAGGAGGTGCTGCTGATAAATGTTCAGCATTTATGGCAATTGGTGACTATACACACGATGGTAAAATTTGCTGTGCACATAATTCATTTGATGAATTTATCGGAGGACAATATTTCAATACCATTATTGATATTAAGCCTTCAAAAGGAAATCGTATATTATATCAAGCTGCTCCTGGCTATATTGCAAGCCAAACCGATTTTTTTGTAAATAGCAAGGGTTTTATTGGTACCGAAACTACTATGGGTGGGTTCATGTCATATAAGCACAATGTCCCTATATTATGTAGAATCCGCAATTGTATGCAGTATGCAGATACTTTAGAAGATTATGTTGATATGCTTAAAAAGGACAATTCTGGTGATTATGCAAACTGTTGGTTAATAGGCGACACGAAAAATAACGAAATAATGAGAATTGAATTAGGACTTGAATTTGTAAATGTAGAGAGAAAAAAGAAAGGTTATTTTATTGGTTTTAATGCACCATATGACCCCAGAATTAGAAATTTGGAATGTGTTAACAGTGGGTTTGATGATATACGCAGACATCAAGGAGCAAGAAAGGTAAGACTTGAACAATTAATGGAACAGTATAAAGGGAAAATAAATATTGATATTGCAAAGGACATTATTGCTGACCATTATGATGTATATCTAAATAAAGTAAACCCATGTTCTAGAACAACATGTTCGCATTATGAATTGGACGACCGTGCATTTATGTCACAATCAGATAGACCGAAGCCTTATCAACCAAGAGGTGCTGTCGATGGGTGTGTAGCGGATACAAATTCGTGTAAGGAAATGGGATTTTATGGACGATGGGGTTCATCATGTGGTATAGCATTTGACGCAAAGGAATATATTAAACGAAATATACAATGGAAACGATACTTACCATATTTACACGACCGTCCAAGTCAACCATGGACATATTTTAAAACTATGGATTCGCTACCTATAATGAAAATGACAAAATCTAAAAGAATGAATAGAAATAATAAAAATAAAACAATAAAAATAAAACAACAATAAAAATAACAATAAAACAATATTAAACAATATTAAACATTATTATACTAGATAAATCATAATATAATAATATGAAAGAATATAACTATATATGTGATGACCATAAAGAACTTTATCAAACAATTACTCCACTAAGTCCATGTAGGGGCAGATGTTTAGACTGTAAAGAAAAGAAAGTGAATGGGTTTTCAAATCCAGACCATATAACTAATTCATTTGGATATTTATATTTGATACCTTTGAAATGTATTCAATGTTCAGAAGGTAAGAAAAAATGTATGTGGTGTAAATAATTATTATTATAATTTCTCTCTTTATAGTTTTGTTTGGGGGGTTTTCCTTTTTCCGTAGCCATGTTTTTTTCTTGCCTTTTTTGCTAATTGAAGCGCCTTGCTATTTATTTTACATCCATTTTCAAGAATATTATAATCGACTGCTGCTGCTTTTCCACCTGTAATTGAACTAGCTAGTCTAGCATAACCCCATGATTTACCGGTTTGATTTGGTCTACTTCCTGAACTAAAATATGCCCCCTCAC